CCCAAATAAGGGTAGGCTAAGATACAAGTTAAAATACGATGCGTGGCGAGACTTGATGGTTTATAATTTAGGTGGTCACTGTCAGGTAGACTAGTCAAAGAGTATACAAACCGGCGACCTTACTCTCGTGAACACCGATTTTTAAATTAGGGTTGAACTAATTGAAGACACCAAGTTATAAACTGCCTACTATTTGATATCGGTTTATAATAAGACGTCGTAGTAGATTAGTTTGACCCGCTCTTTTATTTATTAGCAATAGAAGGTAATATATTCATATGGCTTTAACCTTATTATTCAGCAACGGTAAAAAACTCAAGGAACCCATAACCAAAGAAAAGACAAAGACATGGTATGTCCCGTATACAACTATAGAAGTTGAGATGCACAAGATAGAAGCTGATACGTATCAAGAAGCTATTAGTAAAGCAACTCTACGTAACCGTAAGGGCAAGGTAAAGACATACACACTACAAGAAACACACTCAACCGACGCTTTTTTAACTCCGCACGTTAAAGAGCCTAATGAATTATTCAGTAGGTTTATTCATATGTTTAACGTCACGGTTGAAGATTTTGATAATACCTAGTGATCATATTTGACGTTTAATATACTTTACTTATACTTAATTTATTACGGAGGACTAAGTATGAATGAAGATATTAATAAGTCTATAGCTACTTTAGAAAAAGCTGTACAATATTATATTAATAATAACAATGACCCTTTAGAGTGTAACTCACTTTATGGTAGCTTTGTTATGGTTAAACTAGCTTTAGAGCAGTTTGCTTTACTAGATACACTGAGTAAAACTAATGAGTAAGTGTAAGTTATGTAAAGAGGACATGCCTAAGGGTAGAGCGGAGCTAGGTTATATAACCTGCTTAGAATGTGGTGAGATGGCTGCACAAATACTCGCTAGTAAGCGTAGAAAACAAGTAGCCCCAGCCTATAATAAAGGTGCTTACCAATTTATAACTATCAATGATTTAGAAACTATTGGGAGGTAGTATGAAAAAAGTTCACGTGATAAGAGTATTGAGGTTACTGAACCTACATTTAAAACATATGGCTACTACTCAACCACTAATGGAAAAAGAGTTTACTGATATGTTGGAGTTAAATAAAGACATGCTTAGGGCAGTAAGAAAAACCAATAGTAACGACATGTCAGAAGTTATTGATGAGGAAATACTTTTAAGTATCATTGAAAGTATATTGCTACCGTATGGTGCGGATTTTAGCATTCGCTATATTAAGAAAACTAGGAAAAATCAAGTTACATATATGTAATTAGGAGGACATATGAGACTACAAGATTCAGATAAAAGAGGTTTAGATATACTGTCAGATTGGGTGTATGAAAATGGAACACCTAGCAAAGAATTACAGGATTTTATGGAAAGGTTGGTTTATCTTTTGAAGGTAGCTACTATCACTGAAAAACATGTAAAACGACATCTATTAAGAATGGATGAAAACGATTTATTAACTATTGAAGTTGAAAAATTAAAGTATGTTGAAGGACTCAAGGAGGACATATGAGCACTGATTGTAAACACGAGAATATAGCTAACAGCTATAAAATAAACAAAGACGGAGTATTAGAAAGCGTATTAGAGTGTGAAGATTGCGGTAAACGTGAAACAGGAATAGTAGCGTTAACTGAAGAAGTTAACGTACCTGAACACCTACGAGGCTACTCAAAAGAGACCATCGAAATATTGCGTAAAATATTTTGACCATGGTTTACATCAAACCCCACCTTACCTATTATTTAATAGTTAGTTAATTTATATAGGGTCATACCCAGGAGGAAAAAATTATGTCTAACGATAACGGATATGTTAATAAGAAAAACCCTAACAGAGGGAAAGTACTAGATGCGCTTGACGATATGTTTGACTACTTACAAGTAAGGCTCAACGACCTTGAAGGGCGTATTAATAGTATATCAACGGCTACCCACGTTGACTTTAATATTAATGACTACGTGCACAAGGAAGAGTTAGTTGAAGCCTTTGAGTGTTTTAGGGACAACCTATACGTTGACTCTTACGACGTTACTATTGAAGCTAACGTTGACGGTGATATGAGCGTAAGGAGTGACGGTATTGACCGTGTTGACCTTGATTCTATGACCGAGAAGCGTCAAAACCCACCCGTAGAATTACCAGACCCTGTGGAAGGTGATGACGATGAGTGATAAAAAGTGTATTAAAGTTGCGCTGGTTGACCCGTTTGAGCAGGACGTAGTTTATCAAACTATCCCCACTGACTCTCACGGGTCGATATTAGGCGGAGTTAAACTAGAAATTGATTGTAGTATAATTGATATAGTTACGTTGAGTGACAAGCATATGGCTATAATAGATGACAACGGTTTATACCGAGAGGACACTAGGTATAGTTTATTGCCTATGTATCCTCAACCGTTGGCGGGTAAGGTTGTAGTTTGTAACTATGACGATGAAGGTAATACTACGGATATTGACGATGATATGTATGACGAGCTAGTGAGCTACACTAAGTTTATGCATGAAGGGTTTAGCGTAGAGCCTAGATTTGAGTTTATGCCTTTGCCTACGGGTAAGGAGTTAAACTAATGTCTACACGAGCCGTTTATACGTTTCATTCTGTAGCTTCCTCTGAGGGAGCTACGGATAGAAACCCTATAAGCATTTATAAGCACCATGACGGTTATCCGTCGGGTGCTTTAGGTTTTTTACTCAACGCGTCATTATATTGTACTGACCACGTTAAATTTACCACCTGCTCTTACGTTGATATTAAGGAGGGTGAAGTAGAACCTATTACCGTAGCCAGTGTGCGTGACCAGTTTTTGTTAGGGTTTATGATGCACCCAGATAACGGAGGGCATAAATACTTTACTCCGTCGCCCGAGGTACACGGTGATATAGAATACGCCTACAATATTTACGTAGAGGATTTTAATAAAGCCGAAGAGCCTAACTACAACCCAGTAGTAGAAATTATGTCCGTATATACTGGGCTGAGTGATAACTATCAACAAAACCATAAGTACGAGTTAGTAGCTAAAGACACTCTTGATAAACTGTACGCAGATTTAATAAACGGTAAGGACTATGAAACAGGATAACGAGTTTAGAAACTCTACTATTATGGACATAGTGACGTGGGCAGAAGACCGAGGTCTTTTGTCCGCCAAAGACAATGAAGCTAAGAGTGCACAGTTAATAAAACTCACGGAAGAAGTAGGTGAGTTAGCTAGAGCGTTTAGTAAGAAAGACAGGTGGGACTTAGTAGATTCAATAGGGGATTGTATGGTTGTGTTGATAGTTATTGCCTATCAGCACGACCTTACTGTTGAAGAGTGTTTAAGTAAAGCCTACGAAGAAATAAAAGACCGTAAAGGCGTTCTAAAAGATGGTTATTTTATTAAGGAGTAACTAACCCATGCCCTTTGACTAGGGCTATTATAATACTAGGTTATTTAATAAAAGGAGGAACCTAATGAGTAAATTATACGAAGTTGAAGTAGTAGTTAAAGAAACTCACTACCTAGAAATAGAAGCAGATAGTGTTGAAGAAGCTAAACTCTTAGCAGAGGGTGCCGCACCCGATGAGGATAAGCCATTCAACACTGACGTTGAAGTTAAACAAGTTACGGATATAAGTATTGTCCGTCACCCGTTGTTTGAGGGATTAGTGTAATGAAAGATTATAAAGATTACCCTGACCAAGTTGACCCTGCTGATGAGGACCACATTTACTTTAATGCTGACCCAGGAGAAAAACCTGTGAGTAGTATATATAAAATCAGATACAAGGACACCATGACTAGTTACTTTTTGAGTGGGTCTTTTAAAACAAGAGAAGAGGCACAAAAATATATTGACCTAGAATTAGGTGAAAGTAGTCTCTACGAAATTGAGAAATTCTAAGTAAAGCTGTTTCTTATATATTGGCTGTGGAAAAAAAGTTTTCTAAAACTGTAAAAGTTTTCTATTTAGCCAATAAGCCAATAGTCACGGAGCTGTAAAGCTCTACTCTAGTCCTTTTATCGTGGCTATTGGCTACCCTATTACCGACCTATTGCCTATTTGAAGACAATAACTTATTGATGGGTAATTATTGGTAACACTAACCATAAAACATGTAGCAGGTTTGGTAATAGAATAAACCGAATAACAGTTCTCTATATAGGTAGAACTGAGAAAACCTAGGGACACGCACCACGAACCAAAATATATGGACCACGGACCAAGGACACCGACCAAAGACAAAGACATCATGATCATGATCCAAAGACAATAGCCAATAGCCCATGGACCAAAGACAAAGACACAAAGACAAAGACACAAGGAACTATGATCATGATCATGATCTTGTTGTCCTTCGCTCCTGGTCACCCTAAATCCGCTCAAAAAATAAAGGGACTTTTTTAGTATATAGGGCTTTACTTTTACTATACTTTGGACTATTATAATAGGGTATTATATATTTATTAGGGTAAAACCCAGGAGGTAAAAATGTCTAATACTAAAACTAAATCGGTGTCCGTTAACGCTAACCCTAACCCAGCCGTGATTACGGTTGACGTTAGTAAAGCTAGAGTTGAGGGAGCTAACTTTAACCAGACCCGCCTTAAAAAAGCGAGTAAGGCTAAAACCCGTAATGACTTAGTAGAAATTTATACTACGTTGTTCGGTAGTAATAATTACCGTAGCCATTTAAACTACGATATTAAGAAGGGAGCTATAGTACTAGAAAGCTAGTACTACCCAACCGAGCTAGGGGAGTTTATACTCCCCTTTTTTATACCTAAAAAAGTTAGTAAGTACTTACTATCGCGTCGCCCTACGGGCGACTGATCGGCGTCGCCTACGGCGACGCACAGAGACGCAGGTTTACTTTAACTTTACTTTAGGAAGAAGACACAGCGACCGTGCAACGAGGACAACTGGAGGACCTGCGGAGTCCTCGCTTCGCTCGGACACAGACGACACACAGACGACACACAGACGACACACAGATTGACCCCCACCCCCCTTAATGAGGTTAACGTATATAAGTAGCCGTAACTAACATTTTCACGCTCATTTACTATATAAATTATCTTTTGAACTAGAACGCCATACCCTAAATTTTTTTGCAAAATTTTTTTATAATATTGAGATGTCTAAACGGCTCACTAAATATTTTGAATCTATAAAAGAAGATTGCCCTTATTCAGCTCCTTCTTATAAAAACGGTAAACTATTAGTGTTTGACTACGATCCACAGTTAATAGACGAATATTATCAGGTAATAGACCAATATGACGCTATTATGTTTGAATGTCCCTCCTCGACGTCTCGCGACTCACTACTAACCGTACTTGAAGATTTAGATGACGAGCGACCTAACGCTATGTGGTTTTGGTCACACCCTGATGAAAAACACAACAGTACCCCTAAACCTAGTATAATTATGCAGAATAAAGTAAACTTGAAGAAGGCACGTAAAGAATATTTTAAAAAATTAAATGGAAAATAAATACTCCCCTTTAGGTTATGAAGAAATGCTAAAACGCATGGAGTATAAAGATATGTTAGAACGCATGAGCAGTGCACCTCCTGGATTTTTTCCGCCTGAATCTGTCGCGTCGCCCCGTGACCCTGGACCCACAGAAAAAACACAAGCCTACTTAACTAACTTACTAGGTAATAAATATTCAGCTAAAGGGTTAACGGACGTTTTAACTTTTGCCCCAGTTAGTGGTAATATACTAGGTTACTTAGAAGGTAAAGAATTAGAGAAAAAAGGTAGCCCAGGACTAGGTAGCTTAATACAAGCGTTATCAGTTGCTATTCCTGGTGGTAAATCTAAGGTGATAGAAGGCGTAAAACCTAAAGGTGTAAAACCTAAAGTAGAACCCACACCCACAGTAACCGCTACTAAAGTACAAACTACTGATACTAACCCAGACTTTAGTAATTTACAACGAGACGGGTTTGAACTAGTCGGCGGGTTGCCCACCTTTAGTAGAACTAACTTTAACAGTAACGCAGAATTTAGATTAGCTACTAACCTTACTTTCCCTAAAGCTAATAAAAAATATAACGTTGAAGATTTAATAAAAAACACTATAGCTACCGCACCACCTAGTTTACGTAACAGTATCACTGAACAGTTTGATGACTTTGTTTCATCTAGTTTACGTGGTAAAAAAGCCACGAAACAAGAACTATTAGACGATATGGGTAAAAATACGCCTGTATTTAAAGAAAACTACATGAACGACCCCGACGCTTATGTCAGAGAAGCCACAAACATGCACCATGGAAAGTATATGCCCAATATGCCTGGCACTAATACAACGCCCGACTCTTTATTATCAGCCTCACTTTTAAATAAACCTACTTCAGTAGTAGAAAGATCTTTTTCTTATACCCACCCCAAGTACGCTACTCTTAATAACCCCGTACACCCTGAAGTAGGTCTGGGGGCAGTAAACATAACCGCTAACAGAGGCAATATAATTAAGAACACTCCAGGGTTGGCTAATACTAAAAACCGTGTTTTCCATTCAAGGGGAGCTATTTATGATGAAGTAGGAGAAGAAGGAGAAAGAGTTTATATAGCGGGTGAAGGACAATCAGGCGTTTACGGTAGAAACAACACGGAAACAAGTGCTGTAACCTACGCTAGTAAAAAACGTCGTTTTGGTCTTACAGAATCAGAAGAGCTTAGAGAAGGTCCGTTATCAGCTATACTTAATAGTGCAGACTCAGCTCAACCTATTTATATAGGTGAGTATGAATTAACTCCGTTTTTAGCTAGATCTGAATATAAAGATACTATTAAAGATTTAACTAAAACTAGAGCTGATGAAATTAAAAATATACAAGAAGCTGAAGCTTTAGGTGCAGGGTTTAGAGGCGGTATGAAAGAGGTTGACGGTATAAAAAGTAAATACGGTAGACTCTTTATAGAAGCTACTGAAGGAGTTGACCCGCCTCCTAGTTTTGATGAAGTTCAACGTGCAATAAACGCAGCTGACAATAAAATAATAGATCAATACAACCGTGCCTTAGACTTAGATAACCAAATACAGTTTAGAACTTTTGAAATAAACCGTAGTTATAACGATTTAATAAAACCTTTATTAAAAGGTGGGGAAGAAGTAGCTGAAGGTAAAATACCCTTAGTTAAAGAATGGTTTCCGTTACACATGAAAACCAGCATGAACGAAGCGATAGAACAAGGAGCTGATTCTATATACTTCCCCGTTAACGATTACGCAGTAGCTAAACAAACTGGTCAACCTTTACAACCCGAAAGAGTACGTGCATATAAATATAGAACGGATAGTTTTGAAGAAGCAGAGGGTGAAATACTCCCTTACACACCAGGACAAACAGCTCAAGGTTTAGCACCTTTTTACCGTCAAGAAACTAAAAGAGGCGTAAGACGCATAGAAGATGAATACGGTATAAAACTAAACGCTGAAACTATAATGGACGACAATAATAATGAATTTGTAAAAATAGCCCTAACCCCAGAAATAAAAGAGGCACTCAAAAGAATACTGTATAACCGTGGGGGATTAGTGACTATGATGCCGTTAAAATATGGAATATGATTTAAGCGATCTCCCCGAAGACGTATTAAAAGAACATCTAGAACTAACTGAACGTTTAAAAGAAATACAAGACGTTGAGGCTAATAAAGATAATTTTTTAAACTTTGTTAAGAGTCAGTGGCCACAGTTCATTAGCGGTGCCCATCATAAAAAGATGGCGGAAGCGTTTGACCGTATAGCTAAAGGTAAAATAAAACGGTTAATAATTAACATGCCTCCGCGTCACACTAAGAGTGAGTTCGCTAGTCATTACTTCCCCGCTTATTTAGTAGGACGTAACCCTAGTTTAAAAATACTACAAGCCACCCACACCGCAGACTTAGCAGTAAAGTTTGGTCGTAAAATTAGGGACTTAATGTTAACGGAAGACTTTCAAAAAGTATTTCCTGACGTACTAATAAACCCAGACTCAAAAGCAGCAGGTAAATGGGAGACGCAAGATAAAAGTAACCCTAAGTTAAAAGGTGAATATTATGCTGCGGGTGTTGGAGGTGCGTTAGCTGGTAGAGGAGCAGACTTATTTATTATTGACGACCCACACTCCGAACAAGATGCCATGAACCCTAAAAGTATGGAAGATACTTACGATTGGTATACTAGTGGACCCCGCCAACGTTTACAGCCAGGAGGAGCTATAGTAATAGTTATGACTCGTTGGAACGTTAATGACCTTACGGGTAGGTTACTTAAAGATGCTGCCCGTGACCCTAAAGCTGACCAGTGGGAAGTGATAGAATTACCCGCTATATTACCTAGTGG